ATTATGTTCGCCCCATAATCCCTATTCAATGATTTAAAATTAGCGGTTCCAAATGTCGCGTCTTCTGACACGTCTAATATTAACTTCCCGCCATCCTCTTTTAGTAAGAACCCGCCATCCCCCTTAAGCAAGAATCCGGAATTTTCATTGTCTACTGGAATTTTAGATAATGTATTTAATCCATTCCTATGATTGGCGTTTTCAAAAACTAATGTTTCCCCCAAGTCAGTATCTGATTTTGTATAGATATATCCAATTTCAGATAGTGCAATTTTGTTAAACTCTGTTGCCACTTTCGTTTTCGGAGTTGCCGTATCAAATAAAGCATCAAACGCATTAACCCCAACATCTAACGACTTAGCTAAAGGCTGCTCTGTTATGTCATTTGTAAGCAGTGTTGAAATTGCAACATCCCCGGTATTGTTAGTTTGAATAATCGTATTGGTCAGTGACCTTTGGTAAGCATTACGCATCCAATCTAACACTGTCACCTTGACAAACGATACCGTCGATTCGGCGCTCCAAACTATATCATCTGGAACTATGTTTTTTACAGTTCCATAAAATCTTACATAGTCTTTTCCTTCAAAAGTAAACTTCAAAACGATCTTGACACCGATATTCCATCCTTCAGTAACGGTACTCAAACTTGGATCCCATAACCCAGTAGAATTATTCAACCAAAAAGATAACGTGCCAACGTCTGATAATCTATCATCCTCTTGATTAGTCGAGAATCCTCTTTTTACCGTCAAAGCAGTTTCCACTAATTCAGTTACTCTATTTGAAGTAATGTCAACCCAGGTACCATTTAGTTTTGCATATAACTTTTCTGTTATGTCCATTATCGCCCCGATTTTATCAGTTGATTGCTCAGAATAAGCGCGTTCATGTAAGGATCAAACGACCCTAACGCGTTCAATAGTTGACGCTCGAAGGAACTTGACTCACTCGCTCCTGTTGGCGTGATCTTTACGTGTTCTCCTGTTTTTACTCCGATCGTATAGTTATCGCTGTAAAATCCAGCAGGCACGATCATGTCCATGCCGTTAGCGCCATGACCGTTGTAATTAGTCTGACCTGGAGGAATAGGTTTTGGAGTAGGTTGTTTGTATGTATAAGATGATGGACTCTGAACTTGCGGAGCCACAATTGAATTAGTCGTAACGACAAACTTCCAATGATATGTACCCGCTGTGTCGGTAACTTTTTTCAAAGCCTTATAGTATTCTTCCGTTCGCTCTGTTAGCGTGATTAATCCATCGCCATTCAGATCAAACTTTTCAGTTAGTCCTTGCATTTGGTTCAATGCGTTGTATGCGTTTTCGTCTACTAACCCTAATCGTCTAGCTAAATCTAATTGACCTTCAGCGTCAAGAGATGCAGCAAGTTCGTTGTAAATCATTTCGTTGGTTAATTTTCCAAATGAATTGGATAATTTCTTCGCACTATCAGCCGCCTCTTCCGCTGCTTTTTCATAGTCATCTAAGGTTCCTATTCCTTTTTGTAATTCTCTATGCCAACTTCCAGAAGCGTCTCTCCAGAGATAATACCCATCGACTAATTTTTTTCCTGTTACTTCAGCCGTTCCATTTGCAAATTCAAGTTTTTGTAAATCTATTAATTCTTGTTCGTTTGCCCTGTGTTTTTTAGATTCCATTATGGTGCCGTCGAATATCACATTTAAGTAATCTGCCATAGCGCCACTTGTTGACTTTGTTCCGGCTGCAATATTATTCAACATGACAACGAACGCGGTAAAATCACCGATATTTTTAGAACCTATGGCTTCGCCTAACTCACTCAAATTATTCTTTAGTATTTCAACTTGACCGGCGTATGTTGTCCCCATTGCCAGAGCCATTCCACCGACTTCTTTATTTAATTCTCCCATGATTAGTTTTTGATAACCAGCTACGTCTCCGGTTTCAAACATTGACTTAGCCATTGCTATTTGTGCATCTGAAAACGATACGCCTATTCTTTTCATAGCAGACATACCCGCCGGATCATTCAAGGCTTTTCCAACTTGAATAATGGACGAATTCAAATCTTGACCAAAAGCAGCAGACATATCCATAGCTGCTTTCAATGCTTCTGGAAATACTTCTTTTCCGACCTTAGTAAAAGTCAACAATAATGCTTCTGCGTTCATTATTGTTTCTTCTGAATTTACAGTTACTTTAGACAGAGAGGATGCGTATTGATCTAATTCATATCTAGAAACTCCCGCTTCATATCCAGTTGAGGCTAAAACTGAATTTAATTTAGCGCTCATTTTTTCAGCTTCGGCAGCTTCTAAAATTGTTACTTTATAAACATCTGATAATACCTGAAAACCTTTTCTTGCAATTTCTAACCCACTATTTAACTCTGTAAATGAACCTTTTAGCCCGCTTACTTTCGACTTCGAATTAGCCAAACCCTTTTCGAGTTCGGCTGTTTTTGCGCCAATGTTGTACCACATGCTACCAATCTGACCCATGTTACCTCTTTATTTCTGCTGCCTTTGCTCGACCATCCTCAATAGCAAAATGGTTCTGTAAGTCCTGCATTGACAATGCCCTTACGTCTGATAACGTCCAGCCCATTTTTTCAGCAAGAGTCCATTCAATTAATTCAATAGGCGCGGGTGCATTGAATCCGATACATTCAAACACCCGCTGGCTTAGTTTGGGTCAACTGGCCTCATGGCCTTTTCAACCAAGGCATTATAAAACTTTTTGGCTTCATTCATTGTCAATGACGTTATGATTTTTTCTGGAAGTCCGGTAATTTTACAAAGTATTTCTACTTCTTTTTTTCTTGCAAATACCGGACTTCTCAAATCCTGCCACTCGCCAAAAGTCAGTTTATCCAGATCGAATGTAACCTCATCCCCATTCGGTAAAATAAAATCAGCCATTAGTTAGTCCCTTCAGTCCTTGCACCGTCACCCTGCCATGACACACTCGCAACCACGGTGTTGTTATATGGATAACTAAAACCAACACCGTTTGAAATTGCCAACTCTGAATAATACGGTTTGCCAGCGGCAGTGCCTTCAGGTTGCCATTTCAAAGTACCCGGAGTTCCCTCAGCTAAGATTGAATAAAGCGAGGTTCCACCGGTATTAGTTCCACTCTGAATATATGCAGACATTGAAGCACTAGAGTCTTTTACTCCAGCCAAATGCTTTTTATGTGTATCCGCACCACTCGTTTGATCATATAGATCAACAGTTGGAGTATAGTCAAAAGTGGTCTGATTGCCACTAATAACCGTTCCATTCCAACTTACAACTAATGCACTTCCTGAATAAGAATTTGTACTCATAGTTTAATCCTTTCAACAACGTACTCTATATAAGGCTCCCGCGTTGTAAACCCGGTCTCCATTGCTCAATATTTCAGTATTTTCAATCTCACCTTCCCTGGCAGTCCAAAAATTATTCCTGCCCGTTATAGTCAATGTCTTACCGTGTAATAAACTATCTATTTGCGTAGCGATATTTCCAGCACTAGCAGTAGAAGTTTTTGAATAACCTCTAATGTAATAAACTACGTTTGATTCTCTGTTAGGCGTTGAGTTTGTTTCACCACCACCCATTAAGTTAAACACTACATAAGGATAACTAGCATTATCTGGGGCAACGTCTTTATAAATAGAGTTAGTACCTGCCAATAAACTAGTTAATGCAGTTCCTGCCTGTAAAGTGGTGAATATTGAAGCGCTCACGTTATTCATTTAGTCAACTCTTTCCACTTTTCGCCCGAGTTATATTTTTGTGCCACCTGTTCAACCGCCGGAGTCAAGAACGGTTGTGCCGCCTGTCTACTTGTTCCAAGTTCAACGTATTCTGCATAGTTTACAGATGGCCCAACATTAGCAAACCCTTCTTCTGGTTTAGGGTGTTGAATTGTAGTAACATCAGGTCTTTTTTCTTGTGCTTCACTTGACGCTTGACCGTATCCACTTTCTTTTGAAGTTTCTGTATAAATAGAATTTCTCATTGCAGTAGTATCATAAGGCGCAAGTTGTTTTGACACACCTTCAACTTCAAATGCCATCATTCTAACTACGCCGTCTCTGTTAGTGCCTAATTGAGACATGATTCTGTCTACTTCTTTAGTGTCAATCTGAATAGAATCCATTAGACTTTTTCCAATTCAGCACGAACAAAGATATTCCATGACCTGTCCGATCTGCTTACGGCCACCACGTTATATTGATTACTTCCATAAGCAAACCTATGGTTAGTCGTGATCGTCCCGCTATAAGGCAAGGTTAACATTGTTTTTTGAAAAGTTTGATAACCACCGCCTTGTAATTGTTCGCGTCCATTCACCACATCTACCCTGCAATCAGTCGATACCGTCCCTGACCATGATTCTGTGTACCCACCCTGACCGTCACTTGTTTGTGTCTTTGTCAAAATAGTTCCACTATCAGGAAGGTAATCTAATCCTTGCTGTCTCATTGCAGATAGTTGACTTGTTGAAATACCTGGCATTACATATCTCCACGATAAATAGTTACACCTTGCTTATGCGCTAGACCTTGAAAGTAATTAGCCTGTTGCATATAGAATTGATAGGCTTGACTTCCCTTGATCGAATGATTGTCACTAGACCAATCAACTTGATTAGCTACATTTGATGCTTTTCGTTTCCAAATATCAGCAGCAGCGGCATTTACATCATAAGTCCTTGCGGTCACATAGAACGCAGTCCCTGCGGTGTCATTCGTAAAGGTAACAACGCCTCTCGTGTAATCGACTGAATATAGTGATGTACCAACCGCCGTACCACCCGCGTATTGCAAGTAAAACACCGTCCCTGATTCCAGATTAGGCGCTGTTCTAAATTCCCTGTAAACTACAGACCCCACCGCCTGTTCGGGGTGTACTTCCATCGGTTCGTATTGTAAATCTTGACGGTGATTATCTAATACAGTTTGGATATGATCATCCGAGAAGTAGGTAGAAGTCCCCACTATAAATTCGCTAGTCCCTGCATTAGATAACTCTCTTACGGTTTGTACTAAGTCAGTCATTCCAGTTCGCATAATTACACCTTATACTTTATGTGATCATCATACATAGTTGCTTTCATCATTGAAAATCTCTTACTTGCTGGTTGTATTCCATGCCAACCTAAAATAACCGGTTTCTCAACTTCATTGACGTTTACAGTAGCATTGAATCTGTCGTCTAGCTTGAATATTAAATCAGATTCTTTAACCAGTTCGTTGAATGAACCTTGCTCCATCCATCTCTTATCACCAGGGAAAGAATCCCACCATTTACGCATGAAGTCTAAAACACCTTTGCCATTTTTTACAAAAACCACCCCGACATTTAAGTGAGTCGGCACTTGCCATTCTTTAGGGAACTTATCAGACTTGTGTTCACAGCATCCGATAAATTTATCAGTAAATGCGTTTCGTAAATCCTCATCACCTACTATTGCCGTATCTGTGTCAAGCCAAAAGACATATTCATATCCTCTTTCAAGAGCATCAATAATCATTTTGATCTTATGCCATGCCCCTGTTAATACACCTTTATCTAATGCGTAATCACCTATGTAACATTGGTAATCCATTTTGTGAGACATAGCATAAGCGGCATGTCTTTGGAAGGTAAGACGTAACATATCCGAGAAGTGAAAACTATTAGGAATCTCATTCGAGTTACACTGTTGAATAATCAAGGCATTGTTCATAATCCAGCCTCAATTTCTTTCAATACGGGTTGCCAATATTTCGAGTAAACCAGATCAGCATCATACTCTAACGCGCCCTTTAATGCTTTTTCTCTCGATGATGGGTGTAGGTATTCAAGGTTCATTTTTCTCTCAATGGCTTCAATCTTTGGGATATATTGATAACTCCCTTGCGGTGTATAAAATGAGGTTGCGTCCGCAAAATCGATCTTGTGACCACTAAAACATAATTCACTCATTGCAGTCCAATCACCAACAATTACGGGGGTTCCACATGCTTGTGCTTCAACAATCGGAATACCAAACCCTTCCCCCATTGACGCTAATATAAACACGTCAAATGAACTATACAGGTTTCTCATAAAATCAGTGGGAGCTCCAGAATAAGAAAAATACGGATCGGTAAATATAACGTCTTTTCCAATTTCTAATCCCATTTGTGGACACAATTCTCTAAAATGAACCGCGTCTTGTATTCCCTGTCCATCGTTTGTATGTAGTACATATACAGCATCTTTGTGTTTCATCTTAAATAATCTAAACGCTGTCATCATTTCAACAAATGACTTACGAGACGGGTGAGCGCCTTTATTCATCGCCACTGTTCCAACTATGTATGTATCCTTTGGGAGTTGTAAACATTCTCTTGCTTCTTCTTTTTTCACTGGAAAATATTGCTTTGTATCAACAGCATGAGGTACGTAATAACAATCCATTCCTGCCTCATGCGTTTTTTCTACTCCATACTTACTCATTGCAATTCGTTTGTATGCAGATTTCAATCTCTCTCTTACTAAAGGAGGCATAGGGTTAGAATCTACAGGATAATAAGGAATCCACTTATAGTTTCTTGGGATCCTTTCAGTTTCAATTACCCACGCATCAGTAAGTGAAAACATTATGTCAGTACCATACCGCGAGGTATGTTCCCAACATATATCTTGTCCATAGGGATGTAATGCTTGCGGAAAAACTTTTATTCCATTTATATCAAGTATGTTACCAGTAAGGCCACAATAAGCAATTAAAGCAGGGTCGTGACCATCTTCCTTGAATCTTGGTAGGAATAGGTTTGTTTGTGTTCCATATCCCGATCCCCACCACGAAGCGTTGCTTAACCATGTAAATTTCACGTTATCCCTCACGTTTATCCCGGTTGCTGCCGGCCAGGGCTGGGATATGGCCTCTTCGCGTCTAGACGCTAGACCGGCAGTTTTATTTTACTTACCCATTACGGCGTTGAATCCACCAGTAACGTTGAACGCGGTAGCATTCACGGCAGTACCAATGTATTCAAGAGCCACGTATTCACCACCATCCACCCAACCATCAGACACGGTAGCAAATCCAGTACGTGTAGTTCCAGCAGTCCACGCACCCGAACCAGCGATTGAGCAAATAGTTCCAGTAGGAGTCTGTGATGTTCCACTTGCTAAAGTAACAAGAGCAAACCCAGGAGCAGAACCGGCGGCTAATGCAACGTCTGAGACAATCCATGTCTCTGTTACAGTGAATCCACCACCATTAGCATCAGCGGGAGCTTTAGCGAACGGCAAGCGAACAGTACCAACATACACAGTGCCAGCAAAGGCAAAAGAGTTAGTCAAGTGATCCATATTTACCTCTTAGCTTTCCGGCGCAGTCGCGTCAGCCTGGAGTTTCACGCCCAATTCAGGACGCCACACGCCAGCCGCATAGATACCGGACATATTGAACTGATAGCCAATGCGGTCAGCCTTTCGCTCCGGTTCAATCCGGATAGGTTTACGCCAGTCAAGAGCAATAGCGTTTCGAGGGAATACGCCCCCCACAAAGTCACTAGCACTATCCGCGCTTGCAAACACCTGATAGATCGGAACGCCCATGAAATTGGCCACATAACCGCTGCGGGTCATTTCTTCTGTGTATCCAGGTGCTTGTGCGAGTGAAGAACCAGCCACGGAAGCCGCTTTAGCCAATACCGCATACTGATAACCGTGTAAAACACAGGCTAAAGGAATCTTAGCGTTCTTGTTGGCGTTACGAGCCTGAGCGATTGCAGCAGCCACCCAGCCCCAGGTAATTGAAGTGTTGATCGTACCAACGGTTCCACCAGTCAATGAAGCCATGAGAGCAACGAGGTCAGATTCAACCTTGTCGCTTGCAGCATAACCTAATTCAGTAGAAACATCGGTGATAATAGATTCAGGCAGCATAGAATCAGCGCGGGCATCCGAAACGAACGCACCAAGAGCGATGATCTTAGGTGTCAAATCTTGATCGGCTGAAGGGGTGAAGGTTGAGCTAGTGATAGCATCACCGTCACTAATTTCAGCCGCAGACAGACTGTTATACTTGTAACCGCGCCGCACGTTCATGCCGGTCTGGTCGCGGTAAACAGTCACGAGGTTCTGCATTGTCGCCATTTCACGAACGATAAAATGCGCATCCTCTTCGATACGTTGGGCAATAGACGATACATTGCCCCAAATGTTGTAACCTGTGGTCATAAATACTCCTTTTAGCGTCTAGTCCCTAACCGCCTTCCCCTTTCATCGTCTGTCTCACCTACAACAGCACCAGCACCAGGATTCGTAGCGTTGATATTTACGGCGGTCTTTTTCGGTAATGTTTCCAGAATTTCTTTAGCGTCTTTTTCGATTTCTTCCGGTGTCTCACCTTGTAATCGAAGCGCTAAACTTTCTGGAAGTCCCAACTTAGTTGCGATTGATTGCTTCAATGATTCCGTTTTCAATCGTTTGTTTTCTGCCTCAAGTTCTTTAGCGCGGTTTTGTAACTTTTCAGTTTCAGACATTTCTGTCTCTTTGCGTTTTTGTTCCGCGTCTTTGAACTTTTGTAATTCCTTTTCAAGGTTTGCTTTAACAGTATTTACTTCGTCAAACCTACTCTTAGGAATCATGTGTTCAGCGGTATCGGTATTTTTCGGCTCCGCGGCCGGTTGCTGAACAGGTGTTTCAATTACAGGTTCTTTTTTTTCTATTGCTACTTGATCTGACATTTCTATTTTCCTTTTCGTTTTTAACGTGCAACGCCACGCAGGAGATTAATAACAAAATAGCCAGCCTCGAATGAGGTTGACTTAAAACTACATAAAAGCATTGGCTATTGATTACTTACGGATTGTGCATCACGCACTTAGTACATTATAACACATTATTTTTTATGTGTCTTTTTCTTCTTTGAAACACTTATGGCAATTGCAACTGCCTGGGAATGTGGCTTGCCTTCTTTTTGCAACGTCTCAATATTTTTACCGATGTTCTTTTTACCTTTTTTGAGTGGCATGGTTATTCCTTTCGTGTTAAATAAGACATAATCATCTGCAAGTGACTTGTAACCCGCTCCTCGTGTTCAATACCATCCTCGCGCATTTCATTCAAAACGATATGTAATAACTCGTGGATGATAATTTTTTCAATTTCTTTTTCTTCCATGTCTTTGAGTTGAATATAACTAAAATCTATTGTGGCTGTGAAATATTTCCAACTTGTGTCAACTCTAGCGGCGGTTGAATATCCATCTACCCTTGCATCTGACAAATAGTCTCTTATATTCCAATCTATTTTCCACATTCCGAGAAATAGATTAGACTTCCACTTCGTCAAATACTTTTTGATTACAGCGTATAATTGTTTAGTTGTTCTATCCTTCACGGCGCACCATTGCCTGACAATAAACCATAACAATATTCCCGTCTAATCCCCTGTAATTAGTTACTGATACGCCGCCTTGACAGACGTAAAAAAACATCATAGCTCTGTCAACTTCTGTCATTAATTCTGATATGGTATTACCAAAACAAACCACATAAGGGATGTCTTTTGTAACTTCATCAGCAACCTTTTTTTTGATTTGTAAAACTACTTCATCTGGTAATTCAATATCAGATTCACTTTCCATTTTTTTTGAATCAATTGGGGTGTTTTTACTTCCTTTTGGTCTACTCAATCTAGCCTCCTAAATAATTTATATTTCTATTATACATGTAAATCTATGGTATACTTATATTATTGAGGTTGTGGTTCGGCTTTGGCATGGAATGTAACGGTGGGGTCGGGTATAGTTCGGAATGGTTAGGCAAGGTGTGGTGGACAGGGATAGTACCCTGTCCTTTTATTTATGGTATGGTTACTCTCCCAGCAGCTCCCTCAAACTCGCCTCCTGCCTCATGGTTCCATAAATATCATTTTCTTTTTGTGAAGATAATTGATCGAAGTTGAATTTTCCATCCTGTAATGCCTGCCACTTTGCTTCACCTAATATTTCTTTTTGCCTTGACTCTTCTAGGTTGTCAAAATATTTTTTACCAGCGTCCGTTCCTATTGGATTAGTTGAACCAATTGTTAGGGGAAGAGCGACACAAAACCCATTAAAATGATCGTCTAAAACTTCGTCTAAATCGTGTTCGGTTCCGTGCATTGAAATGCAGCTGGAACACGTAGTGGGCGACAAGGCCGAATACCAGATCCATTTGCGCACTATATCAGAGTTTGCCAAATATGAAGCGCGACTACTTTCTCTATATGACCATATTTGAATAGTCCTTGTCATCCGTAAAGCATCCGTAAGTCCACCGCCCAAACTATCCTGTATCAACCTTGCGATTGTCTTAGGGTTATTTCCAAGAGCAACGTTATCTATAATCGTATTTGCCACATTTAGCGCATTAGTTCCTGCCAACTTTTCAAGTCTAGCCATGAGAGGCGATCCGCTGCCAAAGTAACTAATCAGGTTCTCAATAGCTCCCGGGTTGAGATTCTTGAAACTAGCAGCCACGGCGGGGTTACCCGCTAAAGTCAATAGCCTGGCGTTCTTTACTCCCATAGCCACCGCATCGCTTGCCGCTTGTTGCATGACCGTTCCCGCGTACCCTTGAAACTTCGTGAGTTCTTTTTCAATCTCAACTATGAGTGACTTGTAAGAATCTAATTTCCTCACACTCGCGGCGGTGATCGTTTCCATGTTCGCCATTTGCAAAGTTAGGACATTGATTTTGTCTTGTAAACGTGCATACATATCCCCATAAGCCTTGATAATCTGAGACAACGCTTTATTATCCCGTTGCTCTAATGCTTTACGGAATTGTTTAGCAAGTTCTACTATGTTAGTTACTGGTTGATCTGTCATAATTAACTAATCATCGTTTTTACAAATGGGTCATTTTTACTTATCTTTGAAGTACAAATTGATTGCATATAGTTAAACATTCTGTCTTTATGTTCGTTGTTTATTCTCTGCAATAATTTTGACCATTCAGTCGCTTTTTTATCAAGTTCAGGTGATGCCATTTTTAGAATGTCAAAATACCTAAATCCATCAGTATTATATTTAATTTCAGGATAATGAGAAAGATATTTTTCTACTTCCCAATGACATTTTTGTACAAATTCCGTGTATTCCTTATATGTTTTATCGTCAAGATTCATAACCCATTTACCGCGCAAACCTTCAAATCCAAACATTCTATATTTCCTCAAACTTTCCACTAACAGGCTTACCGTCAATCATCTTTGTTTCAACTCTCATAACCGTCTCTTGATTCTCGCTCTCAATCACCTCAACCAAACATGGTTCACTACCATACAACACCTGTTTACAAATTGATTGTACATCCTTTTCATCCTCTAATAGATAATACTTCAAATCGTAAACGTCCGCTATTTTCTGCAATGGTGGCAACGTCAAATCAGGCGCTTTGCATCCAACATAATGACCGTCGAAATACTTATTCTGAGTATTCACAATCGATCCATAACCGCCGTTATTTATGACAAAAAACTTGATAGGCAACTTCAACCGTCTGACAACTTCCAACTCTTGTACGTTCATCTGGAAGCCACCGTCACCGGTTAAGCATATCGTTCTTTTACCAGTTGCGATACACGCCCCGATAGCTATAGGCTCTGACCCCATAGCGCCCAAAGCACCGGCAAACGTGAACCGCTGCCCAAACTTCGTTTTCCACGCCTGGAATAAATGACACACTCCATTACCAGACATCCCAGGTGAGATAATATCATCTTTGGTGCATAGGTCGGATAGGGTATCGATTAGTTTATAGTTGTTTATCATTTATCCATTTTTAGTGGCTCGTACAGCTTGCGCACGGTAAGCCGATAGTTTTTCCCAAGTGACACCACATGAATATTATACAACCTTACGCGGCCTTCCGCCTTTCTTACCGTTTTCAGCGGATGAACGTGCTTTCTTTTCTGTCTTGATACTGCCTAAGATTGATGCGGCATAAGATTTTTTGTTGTCGTAGCCGCATTTTTCGCAAATAAAATTATATTCAACCCTGTGCCTTCCACACATAAAACAATCAAAATTTAGATAATCCATATTTACGTCCTTTGTGTATAAAAAACTTTAGAGTTGCGCAAATTCTCCAATTCATCCGCGAGAACTCGCGCTTTATTTTTATACGCTTTACACGATTTTTGAAGTTCATCAATTAATATTTCATTTCTACAACTGCCAGCCCCGTGGTCAACACACTCAAGAATTGGTAGCGTTAAATTGTCAATATTGATAAGTTCTTTCTCTTCTTTCACTGTTGGTCTACTATTCCATACGTCTATGGCATTTTCTTTTGATCGCCTTCCTCCTGTTTGCGAGTGACAATTGGAACAATAAACATAATACCATTCGTTTTCCGGCAACAATACTGGGGTTTTGCTCCCACAAAATGGGCAGGGTTTTAATATAATCATCGCAACTCCTATATTATTTTTGACAAAGTCAACGCGGACTTTACAGTGTCCAGAACAACACTGCTTTTTTTATTTTCAAACATTGACATAATTTCAGAATCTGATTTTCCAGATTTTGAATACTCAATAACGATGTCTGTTAGTTTTAGTAAATCGCTGGTGTAGCTAATCTGTGTGTTTGTCATTTTTCTCTCCTCGTTTGTTATGTAATAATAATACAACCTATTGATTGGTTTGTCAATAGGTTTATGAAAACTGCCGTAAAAAATATGTAAAATTCTACATAAATTTATTCAATGATTGCATCTCTTTACAATCTCTTACCCATTGACCATAATCCCCGCCTATTTTCAACGCACTCAAAAACTCTTTTATATCAGCGTGAATCTTGACCCATGAGTCATCAAATTTATTTAGTTCTGCCTTGTCAATGTCTACCACTATCTTAACGGCTTGTTTTGCAAAGTCAATTAGATTATACGCTACTTGATCGAGGTTCATTTGCACACCCAAAACTAAAATCAAATCACACATTCCAGTTATTTTATTTGCCGCCGTCTGACCAATCGCGCCCGGTCTGCCGGCATATAACGGATGATTGTCTGATAATAACCCCATTGACTTCCATGTTAGCAATACAGGGCATTTGAAGGCATCCAGAAGCCCGTAGAACTGTTTTTCTGCGTTACTTGATATGATTCCATAACCTGCAAATATAACAGGCTTAGAACACGTCTCAGTCAATCGCTTTACGTTGTCAACTCCGACTGCGATATTCTCTTTATTCTGCCAGTCTATCCACTCGTTGAATTGTACTGAAAATGATTCTAGTTTGTCGGGTTCTATTTCAGCGCTCTGAATATCTAACGGAATGTCAACCCAAACTGGACCCTTGCGTCCGTGCATAGCAGTGTGAATCGCAGCGCCTAGAATAATTTTTATCTTTGATGGGTCTTTTACAGTCACCGCATACTTCGTGATCGGTTCAACTATTGAGACAATATCACATTCCTGCGTTCCTTTATATCTCATTCCAGATTCACCCATCATCTGATTCGTTTGTACCTGGCCGGATATAAACAATACCGGCATTGAATCCATCCAGGCTGCTAAACAAGGAGTTACCGCGTTCGTCCCACCTGGACCCGTTGTAACCATGCACACACCTAACTGATTTGTCATGTTAGCGTGTCCATAAGCCATGTATCCCGCCCCCTGTTCATGCAACGCCGCGGTGTAAGATAGTTTTGACTTACCCAGTGCATCATTCAAGTGCATAGCACCGCCACCAGACAAGAAGTACACTCGTTTGGTGTATTGGCTTACAACGTCAAGGATGTAATCAGATAGTCTCATATCACTATAATTTCATTCTCACATTCTAGTTTTATTCTATCAACTAACTTGCCTTTTTGTGATTGTGCGATAACTAAAACGGTAAAAGTATCATACGGTTTCTTTTCATAAACAGGTAATCCATTGATCGTCTCACCTATATACGCTGGATCGTTACATACAAAATATTGTACATTAGGCCAGTATCTAGCCAACAAGTGAGCACAAATATCACCGTATCCCCAAATTACAACAGGCCTATCCACAAGTTCTTTAAGCTTAGTTAATTTTTCTGCCATGTTACGAATAACGAACCATTGAGAAGTACGACTAACCACAGTTGAATCTTTGACGAACACGAACATTCTACACCCGCCGTGTCTCTCGTGGTATTCATGTGTCTCTTGTAATTCAAATCCGTATCGCTCCATGAGTCTTAGCATATCAATCATTCTGAAGTGGTTAATATGTACCTGCGTAAAGTCAAGTATGGGCATTTCAAGAGGTCTCTCTAATGCCATTGAAGTAGCGTCTGGAATGTCAACGATCAAAGTACCACCGGCTTTGAGTGACTTTGATATTTTATCCATAGCATCGTTCATATCATAGATGTGTTCTAAAACATGCTCTGAGACAATAACATCCACATTACCGGGCATTTCTTGACCACACCCATAAACAGAGACATTATAGAATCCATTTGATCGTAGGAACATCGACAATCCGGAATCACCACCACCGAAATCTACAATTTTTATATCTTTGTCGAATTGTCCTGAAATGTAATCCGCACGATCTTTCAATCGTTTTTGGTTGGCTTCGTCTACCACCCCATAACCGTATTTCTCGGTGTAGTACCAGTCATAATCTTGTTGAGTAATCGTAGGGTGATCGCCGTAAAGCATCCCACATTCACACCTAAACCAGTCAATATAATCAGGACGTTTCCAATTATCGGGAACTAAAAAATCAGACCGCCACAATTGAAGTCGTTTATCAGAATTACACACAGGACATCGCCTCATGTCTACTCCTTATCGCACTCGATACAATTCGTTCTATCAATGTCACCAAAGAACTCGCATTCATCACACCTTGATCTAAATTCTAACATCTGTCTGATTCCATATTCCAGGGTAAAGTGTCTTTGCAATCCCAAGTCCTCTGCTTTACTGCAATCAGGTACATAATAAGGCTGTGGGTCAATAAACACCTTGTCTGACTCGATCACCTCAGCGGGAGGTACAACGTAAGATGCCACTCTCATAGCCAACTTGTCAATAGTTATTTCTCGATTCCCTCCGACGTTATAAATTCCATTCTCTGATTGTATGAGTTTGCATAACCAAACAATAGCATCTGCAATGTACATATAGGTTCTTACTGAATGAGAATAAACTATTAATGGTTTGTTATTCTTTACGGCATCAACAAAGGCGGTGATAGCAAAATGGTTCTTCATTCCAGTACCACAAAACGCAAACAGACGCGCTATGCAATAATCCACGCCTGACCGCCTCAAAACTAATTCACTTCGCGCCTTTTCAATAGCGTAATCGTTTCGCGTATTGTAAAGCATATCCTCTGTTGCTTTTTCGTGTAACGTTCCATATACCGCTCCAGATGAAGCGTAAAGGATTTTTGCGTTTGATCGTTTCGCACATTCTATTACGGGTTCAATAGGAGTAGGCGCAAAGTGGAAGATGTAATCATAGTTTCTTTTTAATAAGTCATTCAGGTTGTCATGTCCACACGTCCAAAGGTTACACTTAGGCGCTATTGCTCTTGACATCCACGACCCAAAAAATCCAGTAGCCCCAGTCACTAACACGGATTTATTCTCGAATCCATTTATGTGTTTTTGCATGAATTGAATATCATAAGTTTCTGACATAATCACTCCTATTCAAAAACTCACCAATCATATCAGCGGTATAGTCTAATTGTTCAAAACTCAACCCGTGATATGTACCTACCCAAAATGAATCAAAATGTATTTTATCCGTATTAGTAAGCGGTTCGTCAATAATAAATTTAACATCCTTATAAGCTGGTTGCCTGGTAATATTTCCACCGAATATAACACGTGATCCAACGCCTTTATTTTGTAAAAATATCATAATATCTTGTCGTGTAAATAATGAATTGTCTCTAATCGTAAGCGGGAATCCAAACCACGGCGTATTAGGTAATACAGATTTAGGTAAGATAAAATAACTCTCATACTTCTTTAGTTTTGCGTAAAGGTAGTTAAAATTATCAATCCTCTTTTGTGTGAATGATGGAAGTTTCTTTAGTTGCTCTAGTCCAATAGTTGCCTGTACTTCAGTCGCTTTCAAGTTGTAACCGATTCTTGAATATGTGTATTTGTGGTCGTATTCACCGAACCGATGTCCGCACGTGTTATCGTTTCCCGGTAGACACCAACAATCACGCCCCCAATCTCTTAGTGATCGCAACGTCCTATATAAATCATGGTCATCTGTTGTCACCATTCCGCCCTCACCCGTTGACATGTGATGTGCAGGATAAAATGAAAACGTCTGCATGAGTCCCGTATATTTTCCAGGAAACATTGCATCGCAGGAATCCTCGATAAACGTATATCTTGAATAATTACCAAGTGTCATTGCCCCGTATGATTCATATTCTGACACTGGATTAAGGGTGTCTATATTTACGTCAACTAAATGTATTTCTCTGTTTGTTAGTATTAAAGGATTGATAGTTGTGGGAAAACACAATGCCGGAGTTGAATAAGAATCAACCCACCCGTTACCTTTATAAAATTCATTTAGAGCGCTCACGGCTAGTAAATTAGCAGACGACCCGCTATTACAAAACACGCCGTATCTCTTGCCAACGTAAGCAGAAAACTCATGTTCAAATTGTTCACTTAACTTATAAGAGGCCAACTGTCCAGATTTTACAACCCGAACGCCAGCCTCTATCTCTTCTTCGCCCCATACTTGACCGCTAACAGGAACCCTTAAATCTAATCCTTTATTCATTTTCTAAACCTTTCCCTAAACACCCCCATAAACAATCCTTCCGTATATGCTCTATCAATAGATAGTTTTGACAAAGTTGTTGCTTCATTCATAAATTCTTTTTCAGCGAAGCCATATGAAAATATTAAGAATACACAGTGTGTTATTCTTTCATAAAGTTTATATGGTTCATATTCTTTAGACAATGAAATCACAGAACATTCGTGCATTATTTTTACAAAAGCAGATTGATGATCTTTTACATCACATGAACCGTCTTGATACGGTCTACAATCCTCAAATTCAAGTCTTTTTTTATTACAGTATTCAATTATTTTATCTTTATTCTCATGGCTGAATCTTATTTGAAAATAACCCGGCTCTGGTAAAAACCAAAAATTATTGTCTTCTTTGAAAACATTGAAATATATAGATTTAATTAAATTCTGTTGAAACTTTAGGTTTGTTGTGTATCCCTTAGATGGCTTTATGTTAATTTTTATTTCATAAATAGCAATAGCAGAATCATATGATCCTGCCATATTAACTTCTGTATTATTTTGTTTTTTCATAGCATCTCCCGAGTGCGAATCCCTTTGATTAGTATAGCACAAATTTTATCCTCTCGTAAAGTTTGCGAGTAAAGCCGCTCCGATATTATCCCCCTGTGATTTTTCTTGTTCTATCTTTGGTTGTTCGTTCTCATAGTTGTAACCTCGATTATCACTTGCAGTTTCCTTGCTTGCTAATCCGTTCTCTAAATCGAATTTTAGTCCAGCGATTTCTTCTGTCTCATTCACGGGCAACGGGTCAGGCCATTCAATATTACCTTCATCCTCTTGCATACCAGCCAAAAGTAACATACGTCTATTGAGTTCCAAGATAGCGTCGCCGTATAGCTGTTGTTTAGTCGCGTTCTTTGCCAGCGCGTCTTGATATAAAACTCTTAGGCCAAAGTTAGTCAATGCGCCTAGTTTGTCATTCATACTTGAAATATCAACAGTCCTTGTAATGTCAAACATTGATTGTCTAAGGGTCATAAAGTAGCTGTTAGAACTTGACAGGTCTGATTGCATTTCGACTGACAATATATCTTGACCCTGAGATAGTGGCACAATCTTACCTGGCTCAATATCAACAGGCGAACCATTACCGAACCCCATTCCCTTTAGGATAGGGTGAGCGTGTAATCTAAGAATCTTTGAGATATTTGAGGAGGTTAGATTGATTCTATCTTGTAACAACCTTACGTCTTCAGTAGCATCAGGAACACCATATACAGATTCAACACTTGGTAGGTTCTGACCGTGAATAATAGGCGGAAACTCCCAATCCCACACTTGTTTAGTTTCAACCTTGAATTTGCTATTCTCAAAGATTCCAGATTCTATCAACCACTGTCCATTGTCTTGTAATGACGTTTTTTCCATAAATGCTTTTTCTTTTCCATCTCGCTTGACCATGTAAGTAATGACATAAGCCGTAACCTGTTCGATGTCATCCTCTTTGGTTTCAATAGTCATAAGCAATGGATCCAAAACAACAAGACGCGGAATACCGTTACCTTTACCATCTGGAATAACCTTACAATACCAGGTGCCAGATTCACCACCCGTAGTGCCTATTTTGAGCAGCAGTAGTTCTTTACGGTTCGCATCCCACACTTGATTAAGATATTGTTCGGTTGCATCATTCTGATAATCAAACTCAATCCCCTTTCCAAATAACATTGATACCGACCTGTCTATGACAAGGCCGGTGAAGTTCATAATGATATTGTCATCCGGTGAGGTTGGTTTATTATGTAACTGCTTTTTCTGGATACCTACGCGGTACATCCTCTGTCCAGCAAGCTCTTTTCTGCGTTCCGCATACGCTTGCGGCAACATCCAGTCATTTATTCTATCAGCCACGCGTCCGGCTATGTTGTCAAATAAGCTATCAAATATACCCATAGGTTGCTCCTAAAAACTATAATCTAGTAGTTTCAATTCTTTTCCAATAGCCTGATGTGCTATTGCTAAACTCATTACACAATCATCATGCTGACCCTCTGGAGCAGAATAACTGTATAATCCGCCCGGAGTCCTTTTGCTTTCAAAGGATAATAACTCACCAACTAAAACAGGATCATCCAAAATCTTTATACTCCCGTGTTCAAATTTCGATTGCAAATCCTTTATTATTAAATCTTTGCTTGCATTAGTTGTCTGAAAAGGAATGACATTTATTGATTTATATCTCAAGTGATCTAACACTCCTTGACCAATCGAGTTGACTTCTATCATCATTCCTTGCAATCGCCAAATGTGAAATATCGCCTCTAATCTGTCCTCAAGTACAGGATAATCTAACCTATTGAACCTATCCATAAAAACCATGTCGCCGGTTTCAGCATCTAACACGGTCACGACTGTAAAGTCCACACTAGAAGCAACGTCAACACCGGCAACGTATTGTCTACCTTCAATCCTTTTATCCAACGGTTGCAAACAAGCAGCTTCTTGTACCCTTCGAAACACCATTCCATCACTTGTAATAAATTCAGCTAATATCTCTTGTCTGTAAGTGATTTCAGGTAGTGTGCGCTTAGCCTCTTCCAACTCACTCTTAGGTATGTACGGATTATCCCAGGTTGATCGCTGCCAACTCGACCATTCAGTCTCTAGGGGGTCAGCACCGCGTTTGTATAATGCCTGAAAATAGTCATACCCTCTCGGAGTTGAACATATCATCGCCCCGCCCATGAGATCCATTAGAGTCACCCTGATTACATACTCCCAAGAATACTGTAAGTGTGCAACCTTAGCCGCTTCATTGATAATCACTCGTTTATAGTGCTTACCACGAGAAGCGTCTTTGTCCTCTAATGACCACATGGTTATATTCCCGCCAGTGGCTATCTGTAATCTTTTTTCTTGTTCGGATTTGTCCGTTGTAATTGGTGCTAAAACGTTAACTAGCCAATCCCAATTTTCTACTAATACTTTGTAGTTCGGTTCATACCACCCAACAGGATACCCTGATAGCATCCCTTCAACCGCATAGTTACGTTGTATGACATCCTTTCCCCACCTACGACCATTGCATAATACGTTGAACCTGTTGAGGTTATCATGTATCTCTTGTTGGCTCGGATGATACGCTGGTAATATTAGTTTGACCGTTTTCATATTCTACAATTACCCTCAATCCATTGTCTGCAATATCATCAAGCGCGTTCTTAGCTTGACCGTCCACATGCACGTACAGCCACTTCATAAAGTCAATCCAATCCTTGACTGATATTACACTGTCCTCTGAATCTTTAGGAAAACGTATCTTACCAGTTGTCACGGCAGCTACGATGTTTTGCGCTATCAATTTCTTACCCGGAACTTCGCTACCATCCGGCAAAGTTACTTTATGAGACAACTCCTTAACTAGTAAATCGGTCAAAGCTCTATCCTTCTTTGGCCGCCCGTTCGGATTGTTAGTTCTTCCTTTTACACCTGCCATGTGTTACCTTTTGTAAAACAGATTATTGACCTCGCAAACTCTTTTGCGCTGGTCTACCTTGTTTGCTATCATGCGAGTTGTCGCCCACCGTTTGATCTTTAGGCGTACATTCAATGTCCAAAACAACACCAATGCGTTGACATTCCATGAACATAGCGGCTTGCATTATCGCGGTCTCTGGCAAGTCGATTGAAACCCGTATTCCGTGATCGACAAGGGTCTTGACTCCATAAACCGCTCCATAGCATTTGATCGGCTCACTCATTCACCACTCCTGGTATAGGTCATGCAAAAGCAAACTTACTAACTCGAAATAATCCAAGTAGCCAGTCAAACCAGATACGCCTTTTATTCATCCCATCCTCACAATCTAGACAATTGCCTGCTTATGTTATTGTACCATAAATGCGAAGCCCCGCCAGATAGACGGGGCTCGGATGCTACTTCTACACATGGTAGATAAGACTGTGTACAGTAAAACACACGCCCCCTGACCGTTTCCGGCCAAGGGGCAAAGAGAAGAAGAATGCACTCCTATTATACTACTTTTCTACATTCCTGATGAAGCGCGTCAATTGCTTCTTTTGCATCACACACTTTTTGAGACAATTCAAGGTTATGGTATATCAAGTCCATGCGCTTGTTCATCTCTGAATTAGGGTGTGCAATTTCAGCCGGCGAGACTTGTAGATTCTTGAAGTCCGGTAAAACGAACGTCCATGAATCGCCGTCTTTAATACTCTGATTTCTTTCATTCATTCACCAACTTCAAAGTATGCAGCATTGCCCTTTTCCGCTGCGTCTTCCACGGCAATACCAACGATCAGCGACACAATGACCGGCTGCCACGCTCCGATAAGCCAAAGGATGTTATTCCCTACTTCTGGAGATACGTACTGGCCAATGAAATAGGTAGCGGTTGACAATACAACGTCAAATACCATGAGCCAAAACTTGCGACTTTTCAAAATCATTATTTACCTTCCTTTTCTGGAATATCTGAATACTCGAATGTTACCTTGATACACCTGTTTGCTGATAACGGAGTCGTAGCAACATCATTTACATCTTTGTCGTAAAAATACAATTCTCGTTTCGGCAGGTCATCAATCGCAAACTGTCTTACTGCTGGTAATACTTGTTCAACTTGTTGATCTGTGTCCATAATCCTCCTATTATCTAATTTGATTGTAGCGGCTCGGAAGCACTTGCGCCGCCTAAACTTACAATATCCCGATGGTTTACGTGGACACCGCTACATATTCATTATAACACTAACAAAACATTCCTGTCTTAGTATTCAGCGCCGCGTCAACAGCATCAACGCCGAACCGCACCACCAATTCTTTTATAGTCGCTCCTCTCTTTTTTTCTCGTTTGATACTCTGATAACGTTCATACATCCATGAACGCTGTAACTCTAAAGTACATTTTACGACTTGATTCATTCTTTGTACACTCCATTCTCTTTGACTATCTCAATACAGTTATCCAACTCGCCAAACAAGATTCCTTTATGCTCAATAGCAGATACAAAGTTATCTATGTCAACGATATTAAACTTTACTTCCAATAAGGAAAGTTTACTCCCCGGGTTCGCTCTGACATAGTCAACAAATTGCCTTTCCTTCGGATCCAGCCGTGGCATTTTGTCTACGTGGATTAGCTCGTTTTGTGTCATAGCACCTCTACCTTTTGATCTGTATTGTAATGACCTCTCACGACACATGCTCTGGATAATCGTCCTGCACATTCTCCACGTAGTACAATACCGGGTGGAAAGTGTCCCATTCCTAGTAAACGATCAACCTCATCAAAGTTCAAGTCCATGCCAATAGGGAAATCCTTGTAATCCTCTAAAGGCGTTCCGGGAGTCGGTTGATAGGCTATGACTTTTATCATTTGTCCTCTTTTCTTGTAAGTTGATTGAACACACCAATCAGAAAAACAATCATATCCTTCCGAATAAGGACAAAGTGAGCATCGGCTGTGTCCACTCACTTATCCTCACATAGATCGTCCCGCGTGTCGGGGTTGTTATAAGCACACTTGTAAAGCCACTTGAATAACTTACAGAGTATTTCTTCAATCCAGTTCATGGGTTCACCTTTTTATGGAGCGTGTTTCTCGAGGAATCTTATTGCAAGTTCTGAAACGATATTTAACTCCGAAAAAATGAAGCTAAAAACAGCAAAGACAATTATCAGGATTGTGAATGGAAGTCTGACTGGAAGCATTAAGATTGTCGTGATAATCAACTTGCGTTTCCGGGTTGTTCGTTCCCGATCTTCTGGACAATTGTGTGTGGATTTCATAGGTTCACCTCGTTCCATGCTTCTGCGATGGCGCGGGTGGGAGTGTCTGCCACGTCTCCATCTTCGTTTAGGCGATATGCTACATGATAACCATGTACCAAAAAAGTATCGTGTAAAATTTCTATTGATCCTTCCTTGTTGAGTATTTCTTCCAGCAACCGACCCGCCCACTCCCATGAATTGCAGAAGTCGGGAATACCTTCATGCCACACGCTATTCCCTGGGTTATATAAGACACCATTGTTATAAGTCCACCCCCTTTTCAGCGCTATTTCTTCATTGAGTTGTTGATCTGTTAGGTTGGTCATTTTAGTCCTTTCCTTCGGCGAACATTCTTGAACCTAATTCATATCCGAGTTCGCTTACTTTGGTAATTTCATAACAATCTTTTTTATATTGATTGACGTATGAAATCGCAGCATTTTTATTTTCCTGAATAACATAAAGCGCTGACGTTTTCTTTTTACCGTTCCAGGGTTCTTTGTTTTTCAAACTTACTTTGAATAATTTCATATTCATCCTTTCACGAATAGACGAACAGTATCAAGCGCCGTAAGGTTATCAAGCTCGCGTTTCGTGTACTGTAAATATGTGAATCCATGAAGTTGAGCGGCGTTCGATTTCTCATAATCCCTCTGGATACCCTGCGCCGTGTTATGCCCTGATTTCTTCATCCATGTGCCACCATTGATCTCGACAATCAACTTTGCATCACGAAAAAAGAAGTCCATGACAAACTGCCTGCCTGGTATCAACCCTTTGACTTGTTGTTCAAATTCGATACCAGCTGTTTTTAATTGGAAGGCAAAGGTATCTTCAAGATCGCTCATCCCATCACCTCTTTCACCTTATCCATGAGAGCGGCGTGTTTTTTTTCAAGATCACTTTCGTTGTTAATGTCATACTCATCCCGATTGATATAAACTTTATAAAACTCGGTATTCACCTCAACCAGTTCGCGTATGAGGGATTTTAACTTTTGATTTTCCTCGCAAATTGGATGATTACCTGTCTTTCTGTTAAAGTTACCAGAATCATTGCCACAAAAATCACATTGATAAAATCCGAGTTCGTCTATCATTTCACTACCTCCTGCGCCTTTGAGATAAGGGCGCGCTCTTGGTCAAAACAATGACACTCGCCTTGTTTATTATGGTGAATTCCCATAACGCTTTTAGGACATCCACTACAATGCTCGTGCGGGTCATTAAAGTCACTATAAATATAGGCGCTCAGCCATTTAATTAGTTCGCGGATGAGCGAGCGAAGCTTATTGTTAGCTTCTACCCCCTCTTTGAATTCACTGTCTAATTCAGAGTTGATCGTTTTTAGCTCTGTATTTTCAGCCGTGAGAGCGTCAACTTGTTTGTGTATAGTTTCTTCCATGATAAGTCTTTCTTCGTCTGACATTGGTTCATCCATAAAATCTAGTTCACTCATCAGTCCACCTTTCGTATGTCGGTCAGCCAGACCCAAACATTACTGTCATAGTTGCCGTAACTAGACATAAACATTTGAGCGTGAATACTTTTTGCTGACGCATTGTAATAAGTATTCTTTGGGTGTTTTTCTTCAAAGTAATAAAATCCTTCGGTATCAATCGGAATTCCGGTCGCTTTAGCTTCGTCCTCTGTAATATCTTGCACCCTCTTGACCATCACGTTATCGATCACTCCGATGTTGCGTACAGCCCATTGTGGCATAGTAGCGGGGGAATGATATTTAACCCACGAACCGGATGACCATTTTTCAAAACCATCAGACATATCTTTTGCCCATATTTTTTCCCCAACGCAAGAATTATCTGCTTTATAGAAAAGATAATATCCTGTGTACGGATCATGAGATAAACTCCACGTCTCTTTCAGCGCCAACTTGTCACCTGGTTGACCGAAGGGGCACAAAAACCCACTGCCACTACCTGGCAATATCCCATATTCTTCAGGGTTGTTTATTCCTTCTGGTAGATCAACCCCCCACCACCCACCGCCAGGATGAACACCGTACCATTTTCTCTGAACGATGGAATATTTTCCTGGCTTCACCGGTATCACAATCAACAGCCGTCCGGTTTCCATGAAGTGTCTTACCTCTTGCTCTGATATGCAGATGGATTTCATTTTTCCTCCAGTTCAAATCTATACTCACCAAATATGTGATAAACCTTCTCAGGTTCA